TGCCGTCCCGAGAGCTATTCATGATGATGGGGTTACCCGTTGACGTCGCGATATAGGACAGCACGACGTTGCTCAGGAGTACATGTTCGGGATTGACTCGAATTCTAAAGTAGACATTCGTTCTCCCCACAGGTATCTGATTGGTGGAAAGAGGTCCAATAGCACTGCCGTTAGGCTCATAGAAGTTCAGGAACGGCTGGAGATCGATGAAGTTGGGTAACTCCGGGGGGTGCTTAACAGTGGTCCTGAGCCATTTGGGGATGCGCAAAATGGCCTTCGACACCTCAAATCTGGTGGTAGAGCTCAAGATCAAGTCGCGTTGGAAACGGAGACCGTTGTTTAACGGTTGTAACACCAAATCTGTGGTAGCCGTGATTCCTGTCAAAGCGGCGTCAATTTCGATCGGAACGGGAGTGTTAATCGTGGTCAGTTTGACGGGACCTCCACCCTGAACGAAACCCCGCAGTCGGAAGACATAAGGATAGTCTTCTGCCAAGGGGATGTCCCGGGCCAAACTGAGTGGTTCGTAGACGTCAGAAATCAATTTGTCCATGTTCACATCGCTGAAGACTGACGGCATCGTCTGGTCGAAATAATTCGTGTACGGGGCGGGTAGGGTGCTCGCTCGGGTCGTTGGGCGAAAGGCCAATAGTAACGGCTCCTCACAAATGTCCACGACCCTGGTCACCGCCAAAGTCGGGTTGGCCACCGCGGTCTGCACAGGGGGGTCCACAGGTCTGATAATTGCCGCACCCTCTTTCACGTTGTTCTTCTGCGGGGACATGCCCACTAGAGGCTCTCTGAGCAGAGTCAATTCGATATCTTTTGACATCCTCTGGTAAACGTTAATCGTCACCGAGGATTCAGAATCCTGGGATGGTACCATCAACGGCGAAAACACGGACATGGTAAGCACACCGTTCGCGTAAGGGGATGGTGTGTTGTACTCTCCCGTAGTCTGGTTGGAGATTTGGGCCATCGCCGATACAGTCGGAAGGAAGGGGGTACTCTGGCCCCAACCTATTTTGGCAACGTGTGAAGTCTTCTCCCCTATGTCCATGACCACCATGTAGTTCTTATTGTACTCCCCGTTGGTACGCGTATATAGAGGGTCCCACACGAACAGAAGCTTACCGCGGTGGTTGGAGGAACAGATTACTTCGAACCGGTACTCGCACGTTCCCCTCCACCATGTGAAAGGGAGGGACACCCAGCACGAAGGGGTCACATGATGTTCCTGATTGGGAGCAATGCCCTCGATCAAACCGTGGAAGGGTGAGCACCGAAAAGAAGCCAAAGGCGTATCGTGGGGGGTAGTGGAGCTCCAATTGAATGATCCGATGAAACTTTCCCGATTGGCTAGTGAAGTAAAGGACAGGTCCTGTCTCTCGGACCACATCGATGACGGGTCTGTTGAAAGGTCGGAGCGATCTTGTAGGGAGAGATTGTGGACATCCTTAGTCGCGTTAACAAAACCTGTTTCCATTCTTGTGTTGATCGCGGACTCATTGACCACCTTGAG